TTTTTTTAAATATGGTAATATAGCTAATTCTTTTCCTTTTGCCTCAACCATAACGTCCAAGTCCAAGCCGTATGTATTGGGGAGGGCATTAATAAGATAGGAATGTGCTTGTGGTTTTTCTTTTGGGTTGTTTTCATGTAATGCTTTTGATTCGGAATAGTGAACTTCTTGCTTAATTCCTTTAGGCCAAGTTGTAGCCGCAAGTTTAAGTGCTTGTTCTTCTGATAAATCGCCTGTACAAAATTGATGATGGTGATAATCAAATACAATAGGAATTCCAATTGCATTATGCACATACATTAAATCTTTGACTGAATACATAGATGCTTTATCATCATTCTCAATTGTAAGTCGTTTTTGAACCGATTTAGAGAGTCTTTGGAAGTTTTTGATGAATCTATCTAATGCAGATTTTTTATCTCCGTAAACACCATTACAATGAATATTAATGTTATTGTATGTAGTTTTAGATAACCCCATCATATCGAATACTTTACCATGTAATTCTAAATCAGCGATAGTTTTGAGTACAACCGATTCGTTAGGTGAAACCAATACATTAAATGGGCCGGGATGTGAGTTAATACGCATATTCCAAAATTTAGCGTAATCGCCTGCTTTCTTCAATTCATTCTTAATCTCTTTGTAATCTTTTAATTGAGTAATATCAATATTATCACCCCAAGGAATAAGAGCAGATGATAAACGGAATAAATTAATCCCATTCATTCGATTCCACTCTAAGATTTTTATAATATCTTTAGCATTAAGTAATGCCAACTCCGAAACGTAATCCAAGCCTTTGGCATTGAATGTTTTCTTCACCATTGTACGATTTGTGGTAATTTTCTTACCCATCGTCATATTAATACATGCATATCCTATATTCATAACCCAAATATAAGAAATTTATTTTACAATACCAAACTTTTTAATAAGTTTTTGTATTATCCAATTCTGTTCTGATTTTAGATAGTTCTTTTAAAGAACCTTTTTTTGTATTAATCCAATATTGCACCGCTTTTGGATTATTTATCCATAAATTCTTCTTAGACCAAGGAAATTCTGGATGCATCCATTCTTCCCATTGTAATTTTGCGGTATCCTCTTCATTTTCTTCTTCTTGTGGAATATTTTCTACTATAATTTCACTTTCTTCTTCAATTGGTAAATTTTTTCCACTATCTTCGATATTTTGTAAATTATTTTCCACTATATCTTCTTTAGTATCACCATAAACCTCATATAAACCCAATTTTTGGTCATTTTCCATCATTTCACCTAACAACCTTCTTTGCTTTTGCTTTTTAGTTTCAATTAATCCATTAAATGCGATAATTAAAGCTACTGCTAACGGGTCAAATACTATTACAATCAAAAATATGAAGAATTTTACAACATTTTTCAATTCCATACCAAATGCTTCGGCAACAAATCGAAATCCACCAACCTCTTTCTCTAAATCTAAGTTTTTTATCTTAATTTCGTTAATTTTTTCAGTTTCGCCGGCATTTTGGGTTTGCAAATCGGAAATTTTATCGTTAATTTTGGCAATTTGCTTATCTCTGTTATCTATTGAACGAATAAGACGAGAATTTACCTTACCACCATCTAAAATTTTACCCTGATTAGTGTTAAATTCCGTAATTTGAGTAGAAAGTTGAGTAATTTGAACGGTATTTTGGTCAATTTTTGTTTGATGAACCAAAATTTCTCTATCTACCTGTTGTAATTGAAGTGATTGTGCCTGAAAGGCGTTAGAAAGGTATCCAAATATACCCGCTGAAGTGATTAACATTAATACTGCAACAGCCAATGTAAGATACCACTTAGTAAATCCGGTTATTTCATCCCATTTTTGTTTCAAATATGTTGCAGCAACTAATTTAGCAAACTCTAAAGAGCTAGCCATTACCATAACCGATACCGATGCTCCTGCGAAAAGAACACCCAAACCGGTTACGGAGAAGTATGCTGCACATCCGGCAATAATTAGTGCAGATAATCCGACTAAAAATTTAAGCCAATTCATATTATCTATTTATTCTACTTAGTTCTGCAACTCTTTCTAAAATCTTCCTGCAAGATTCTAAAGTATTATGAGCTTCAGCAGGTGATAAATGTTGTGCACCTGAAATTCCGTTTTGTAAAATCCTTAATTTACCATCAATGGATTCTAATAAGTTTTGTATTTGTTCGTTGTAAATCATACTAATAAATAGTTTATAAATAAAAAAATGGGTAGAACGTAATTGCTCTACCCATTAAAGGTACGAAAAAAAATTGAATTAACCAACTTTAATTGAGATAGATTTACTCTTTCTCTCTTCCTTCTTATCAATTGTTAATATAAGTAACCCATTAGAAAATTTAGCTTCCGTTTTAGTTCCATCGTAATCTTTACCTACACTAAATGTGATATCGATATCTTCAACTAATGGGGAAGTACCTTCTTCTTTTTTTGCTTTAATTGTTACTTTTTCATCTGTAACTTCTAATTTAATATTTTTAACATCGTGTCCTAAAACGCTTAATGTTAATTCTTGCTTACCATCTTCTAACTTCTTTGCCAAATAATTAGGTTCGGCTAATTGAGATTGATGCGTAGAATAATACGATGGTAATTGGGTTTCAAATAAGTCAAATAAACTTTGTAAATTTGATGTGCTCATAATATAAATGTTTTTGTTTTAAAATAAATTGAATTAATATAGTTCAAATTCTATACCAACCCTCACTTTGTTACAAAGTTATGATAAATTTACACTAACTCTATAACAAATTTGACAATTTGTCATTAAATATTATTATCTTGTGATTCGATTACTGTGCTCATATGGTCAGCCCAATGCATTAAATGCGGCAAATTAGATTTGATTGCTTTTTTGGCATCATATACTTTTAAGTATTTAGTATTATCTTCATCATATAAACCATCGGTAAGTTTCATACCAAAGTATTCTTTCTCTGTAACTGAAATACCATAGTGTTGTAATGTGAACATAGTTCTATCGGTATGAGTCATAAAATCTAATTCATCATTTGATGTAAACAATTTACCTTGATTCTTAACATGCCAATCTGAAGGATTTAGTATATAGAATGGTTTGCCCTTAGTTCCTAATTTACCTAAATCGTGATGCAATGCACAAAATATTAATTCTTCATCAGTAAAATCAGGTTTACCGCCTAACTGAATAAATAATTCTTTAACTTTAATTGCATTCTTACAAACATTAAAAATATGGTCTATGTATCCACCCGTATAACAATTATGATAACCAACATTACCACTTGCAGGTGAAATTGCTAAATTAACTCCTAATTCTTCTTCTGAATACATTAAAAGAAGTTTTTCCAATCTATCACCTTTAAAATATTTTTTGACTATGGCAATAAATCTCTCGTAATTGTCTTTCAGTTCTTTTTCTGTCTTTTGTTTCATTTTCTTTGATTTAAGTTTTATTATTATTTTTCTAAGCTTTTCTAGTGCTGTCAAGTACTATACTATAAAAAGATACCTCAAATATACAAAAATTTTTTCAAATTTCCAAATTAATACAGGTCTTTTTTTGTTAAAATTTTATAAAGTATCTCAACTTCCTCTTCTGTAGTCAATTCTGGCATATCTTCATCAAATAAACGCATTGTGTAAAGGGTAATTCCCTCCTCCGATTCAAACTCCGTAGATTCGGATGACCATAATGAAGGTATGGTTTCTATGTTGTTTTCTAATTCTTCTTGCGTTACATCTATTAGTGGAATGATGTAGTAATGAAAAACCTCATCAAGTGATTCATCTTTCATTTCTATTTTGATGCAAGGATTCCATTTAGTAAAACTTACATCTGTTATTGGTGTTTCGGGTACAATTATCATAGTAACAAAGATAGTAAAAATTTATGAGAATATCAAATATATTTTATATTATATAATTTTTTTAGTATCCATTAAACCGTATAAGAAATGAGCAAAATTTAAATTACCATTAAACGAAAAATGTGTATCATTTATTATACCATTTGTTGCTTTATATATGGTTTCAAATGAAGCATATATTCCATTATCTTCTTCTAAAGACCAAAGATATATAAACTTTATTTTTTTCTCATTTAATAATCTTTTTTTGATAAACTC